GACGATGGGCAAAGATGTTGACATTGATACATGCAAGTTCATTATTCGGCAGTACCGCAATGCCAATCCGCAGATAGCTAGTTGGTGGAACCACCTGACGATGGCGCTTGAGTGCATGCTACACAACAAGCCGTTGGATATTGATAGGGTCGGTTTGATGACGCTTGAGCCCTTCACCGGGATTAGCTTACCGAACGGCCTGATGCAGAATTATCCTGAGTTGACACGCCACAGCAGTGGAGAGTTTACCTATAAGACGCGTATGGGTGTCAATAAGATTTACGGCGGCAAGGTGGCTGAGAATCTTTGCCAAGCGGTTGCCCGTTGCATCATTGGCGAACAGATCATTCAGATTGAAAAGCTGTATCGCGTAGTGCTGACTGTGCATGATGCGATTGCCTGCGTTGTACCCGAAGACGATGCGGACTACGCAAAAGAATATATTGAAGCATGTATGAGGTGGTCCCCTAAATGGGCAAAGGGGTTGCCTCTTGATTGTGAGTCAGGCATGGCTCGAAACTATGGAGATTGTTAATGGCAAATATTACATGGTCGTACAGTAGCTTATCGCTGTACCAACAGTGCCCTAAAAAGTACTACCACCTCAAGGTGGCCAAGGACATCAAAGAACCGTTGGGTGAAGCGATTGTCTTTGGCAACACGATTCATAAGATTGCTGAAGAATACGTTGGTAAGGGTATACCTATTCCAGAGAAGTACAAAGAGATTGAACCAGCTCTTGAAGCTATCCGCAACATGGAGGGTGAGAAGTTGTGCGAGAACAAGCTAGGCTTGACCGCTGACCTTGAGCCTTGCGGCTTCTTTGACAAGAAGGTGTGGTGGCGTGGCATTGCTGACATCATTATTTTGCAGGGTGATCGTGCCCTGACTATTGACTACAAGACTGGCAAGAAGAGCCAGTACGCTGATCTCAAACAACTAGAGGTGTTGTCGCTTGCGATCTTCAAGCACTTCCCTCAGGTAAAGAAAGTCAAAGCGGGCTTGATGTTCCTGTTCGCTGATGACTTCGTAAAGGCTGACTATCTACCGGACAACCAAGAAGAGGCTTGGACTCCGTGGATTTCAGAGGTTGGGCAGTTGCAATCCTCCGTTGAAAACAACGTGTGGAACGCGAAGCCTAACTTTACTTGCCGTGGCTGGTGCCCAGTCACATCATGTGTTCACAACCAAGGAAAAAACAATGGCTAAAAAGCTATCTATTGCAGCAAAAGTGCGAGCGTATGTTCTCGCTAACCCAACCGTGTCTTCGGCTGAAGTCGCTAAAAAGTTTGACATCACGGCTAACCGCGTCTCTACCATCAAGTGGCAACTTAAAGCAATGCCCAAAAAGAACGTAGATAAGCTTTCTGAGATAGCTTACAAGGTAACTAAGGGTAAAGACAAGCCGTTAATTATGGAATACACGCCACCTAAGAAACCATACGTGTCGTTTCTTGGCGCATCAGACCCAGTGAATAACCCATCCCACTACAAGGATGGCGGCATTGAAACGATTGACTACATCGAAGCAAAGCGTTTGGGTTACCACCTCGGTAATGCTGTGAAGTACATCAGCAGAGCGGGCAAGAAGGGCACGAACCAAGGACTCGAGGACTTGAAGAAGGCCCAGTGGTACTTGAACCGCGCTATCGAGAAGAACGAAGTTGGTCCGGTTACAAGATGAAACAGAAGGCTGTACTAGAGTTTGAGTTCCCTCATGATGAAGACGCATTGCTGTTTGCCATCAAGGGACCCGACATGTACGAAGCGTTGAGTGAAATCAAACTCGCTGTAACAGGCGAGTTCACTCACAAAGCTGACATGGCCGCGGTACTCGCTCGTGTTCGCGTTCTTACTGATGATGTATTAGCAAAGATGGGATCACTATGACATGGCCTTTCCCACCATTTCCAAATCCTAAGGACAAGGGTAACCAAGTCCCTAAATTTAACCCCGATAACCATGAGGATGCACCAGTATGAGAAAAGATCAACAAAACCAAGCGTTTCCAGACGAAGGCAATTACGGCATTAGTATGCGTGACTATTTTGCGGTTAGGGCTTTACCGCTTGCGATTCAGATAAGAACGCATAACTACAACAAAGAAATGGGTGAGCGTTGGGATTGGGATATAGAAGAAGACGCGCCTGATCTTGCGGATATGGCGTACTGTATAGCCGATGCAATGTTGAAAGCGAGGGACGAAGAGTGACTAGATACAAAAAGATTCATCATCCACCGTTACTAACTACACCGAAAGCAGCGGAAGCACCTCTTTTGGGAATGCTTTACATTGTAGATGTTAACGTGTTTGACAAAGAGACCAACGAAACCGCTAAGCATAAATTGCTTTTGGTTGGATGTGAAGCTGATGACATTGAAAGAAAAATGAAATGGATTTTTGATACGGGGCATGTATCACTGCAAATAAAAGGAGCTGAAAAAGTACGAGAAAAAGTTCATTTTTTAAGCACAATCATTACAAAAGATGAATCGGTAAGCGGCCCTGTGATTATGCGCGACGAGAATTCACAACCTATCAATCAGTTTTCTCCTCAGTTAACTGAACCGTATGACCCTAAGCTATTCGCCGTGGGTATAGTAACAACCATGTTAGCTAAAGACTCAGATCACGCGTTACGTAAAGTTTCAACAGCTTTAATGAACCGAGCCACCGTTGGTAAATCACATACAGGGGCCAGTCTACACGAAGACTCAAAGATCACTGTAGAAGAGATTCCTAAGTCCAATGGGTACGCATCCGCAAGAGATGTATCTAACGAAATAAACAAAGCACACATGGTAAGGGGTTAATAATGAGAGACGATGACGACGACATCCAGGATTATGTTTCGAGCAAAGACGTAAACGACATACGCAACAAAGTTTTAGAAGAGGTTGGCCGCAAGTTTTGCGCAGTACGTACGGGAGATGAAAAATGCCAAGACCTAAACCACCCGAGCCGTTGATAGGCAGGCAGGTAAGAATGTCCGACAGACATTGGTTGATACTGCAAGACCTTGGTGGAGCTGAATGGCTACGAACCATACTTGACAAGAAAGCCCCCATGCCTAAAAAATACTATGATGCTCGTTTAAATCCACCCATAGGAGAACCTCATGCCATACGTAAACAAACCACGCCCTTACAAGAAGGAATACGATCAACAACAGGAGCGGGGCGAATTACCCAAACGTATGGAGCGTCAAAAGGCTAGACGTGCCATGGATGCTAAGGGTGTAGATCGCACAGGCAAAGACATTGACCATGTCATCCCTCTATCCAAAGGTGGAACCAACGCGCCTAGTAACTTGAAGCTCAAGTCTCCTAGCGCTAACCGTTCCTTCAGTCGTAACTCAGACCACACGGTCAAGATAAACAAACCTAAAAAATGATCAACGATTCGTACAAATGGCCAAGGCCCCTAGGCTTTACGCCATTTGATCATCAGCGAGAGACAGCAAATTTCTTAACTGACAACTCCCGCGCATTCTGTTTTAACGAACAGGGTACAGGGAAGACAGCTTCTGTTATTTGGGCGGCAGACTATCTGATGAAGGCGGGCATGATCAAGCGTGTCTTGGTTGTGTGCCCCTTGTCTATCATGCAGTCGGCTTGGCAGAACGATCTGTTTAAGTTTGCCGTGCACCGCACAGTTGATGTCGCATACGGCAGTGCAGAGAAGCGCAACAAGATTGCTAACAGTACGGCCGAGTTTGTAATCATTAACTACGATGGTCTCCCTGCTATCGCAGAGTCTGCTATCAACTCTAAGATGTTTGATCTTGTTGTAATTGACGAGGCAAACGCCTACAAGAACGTGCAGACCAAGCGTTGGAAGCTCATGCGTAAGCTGATCACGCCTGATACTTGGTTATGGATGTTGACTGGTACACCTGCCGCGCAGTCACCCGTAGATGCTTACGGGCTTGGTAAGCTGTGCGTACCCCAGCGGGCACCGCGATTCTTTGGTGACTACCGAGAGTCAGTCATGCAAGCAATGGGTCCGTTCCGCTGGATACCACGCCCCAACTCAGAGAAGATCGTGTTTGAGATGCTTCAGCCAGCAATCAGGTTTGAGAAATCCCAGTGTCTTGATTTACCTGACGTTACGTTTGTTACTCGACAAGCCCCGCTTACGCCACAACAACGTAAGTATTACAAGGAGCTAAAGGATCAGATGTTAATGGAAGCTGCCGGTGAAGAAATTAGCTCGGTCAACGCCGCGGCTAAGATGAACAAGCTGCTCCAGATTTCTTGTGGTTCTGTGTACACAGACAGTGGCGCGGTAATTGACTTTGATGTCAGCAACCGTCTTGCTATTGTTGAAGAGGTCATCAATGAGTCAAGCCACAAGGTACTTGTGTTTGTGCCTTACCGCCACACAATTACTTTACTACGTGATTACCTGACGAAAGCTGGAATCAAGTGCGAAGTGATCAACGGTGATGTACAAGTGCGTAACCGCACAAACATTTTTAAACGGTTCCAGGAAGGCACGGACCTTAAAGTTCTTATCATCCAACCACAAGCCGCGGCACACGGAGTTACCCTAACTGCGGCCGACACAATCATCTGGTACGCTCCGGTTACGTCTACTGAAACATACTTGCAAGCCAATGCACGTATTGACAGGCCGGGTCAACGCAACCCGATGACCGTAGTGCACATTGAAGGAAGCCCCGTTGAGCGCAAGCTTTACTTCATGTTGCAGAACAACATCACTAACCATGAAAAAGTTATTGATTTGTACAAAAAAGAGCTTGACGAGTCTTGACAAAGTCTAGTTTAGCCATATAATACAAACACCAACCAAGGAATAAAATGGATGACAAAGCCATGGACGAACTGTCCGCTAAATACATAGAGATTCGCACGGCACGCGAACATCTACAGCATGAGCATGATGCCAAAGACGCAGTACTAGCAGAGCAAATGGCAGAGGTCGAGAGCAAGATGCTCGACGTTATGAACAGCGCTAATGCAACCAGTGTCTCAACCAAGAACGCGGTAGTTATGCGCCGCGTCTCTAGTCGCTACAACCCCACTAACTGGGAGAGTGTCTATGAAATGATTCGTAGGCACGGAGCCTTCGGTGTATTGCACAAACGAGTGCATGACACCAACA